AAAACGACTCTGACAGAACGGCGCAAGGCTTCAGTTTGACTTGCAGTAATGTTTAACTGATTAACCGTTATAGATCCGCCGCTTATATGAAGCGAATTAGCGCCCGTAACAGATGGCGCAAAATCAGCTGATGTTTGAAACGTACCGCCGACAAGGGCCGGATCTCTATCATCTGTTGCGGAAACAATAGATGTAATTCTTGTTGAGCTTCCAGGGGATGAATAGCGAGTCCATACAGTAACTGTTGAAATCCTTACAGCATTTGCTGGAAGCGCTGGAGCTTTTGCATTCCCCGCGGTTGATCCGATCTGAGCGCCTTTGACAACGTAAATTGATCCTGAATATATATCAACAACAACAAGATCTTTTCTATATCCCATTGCCGTTTGTAAATTAAACCCAACAACAGTAGCTGGAGCAAAGGCCAGATCATTTGCTGGAAATGCTTTATAAGATGAAGCGCCTGGACTCCATAGCGGGGAATCTGCTGGCGTTCCAAATGGCGCATACTGTAATTCCAACTGGACATTGCCGGAAACGCGCTTTCCCTCTTTGTTGAAAAAAGCAAGCCCTTTTGGGAAAGTTACATCAACGCTGGCTTCATCAATTCCGGACTCTGTTGAGCGGACTGTATAGCCATCAACCTGTTTAAGCAAAATATTATAATCAGTTTGCTTTACGTCATTTGGATATAAAAGAGTCGTTGTGTTTAAATCGCCTTCCAGCTTATGTTCAATTTCAAAATCGCTGAATTGCTCAATTGGAGTTTCGCCAATTTTTAAATCAGTCAATACGCCTTTAGGCCCATAGCCCCATGTAAAGAGCTGGCGGACATATTGATCATTGTCCTGGGTTTCAGTGTATGGCTGAGCGGCCTGAAGCGGGAACATCCTGTTACGGCCAAGGCAAATTGGAACAACGCCATAAAGGTTTATATCGTTTCTAGCACCTTCAATAAATTGAGTCGGGCTTTCCGATGCGTTGGATGAATTGGCATTGCCAGCATTTGATGGTTTAGGCGGCGGGGCTAGAGCTGATACGGCCAGTTTACCCAGAACGCCAACAGCGCCTGTAACAAGAGATATACCGATTGTTGAAGTAATGCCCATAGCGCCAGCAAGCGCCGCGCCAGCATACGGGGCCGCGATCAAAACGGCGATTGAAAGAATGCTGGCAATCGGGTTTTTCTTTCCGCCGCCGCCCTGAGGAACAATATTTATATTTACGGTTGTTCCCAATTTTGGCCTTACAGATCGCCAAAATTCTTGCGGTACTATTTGCCCATTTATCATGGCAACCGCCCCAACAGCGCCAATTAAGCGCTCTGGGCATATATCATCAATGATCTGTTGGATTGTCGATCCTGGGGCCGCGGCGCGCTGGATACGCGCATTAGAAAATGGCAAAGGGGACGCGAAAACAGGAATGGCGGCTTTATTCATATCTTGCAAATCCAACAACTTTGTTTTTCCAGCGCAAAGAATCATAGCGCTCAATGACAGTATTTATATCCTTGGCGCAATGTATCATAAGCCCTGGCTTAATGACAATTCCGCAATGCATGGGAACGCCGCGCATCTTCAAAATTATGATGTCAAAAGTAGCCGGAACCTCTGGGGCTTTCCATTTACTATTGCGCTCATTTTGTATCGTTTGCCCCAGAATATCCCTATCGTTGGTACTTTGATATACATCCAAATAATCCGGCAATATGATGTTTCTTTCTTTAGGATATGCCAAAAAGGGCAATCCCCAGCAATCTACTCCATCCCAGCCGCGGCCTTTTTCCTTGAACGGGATAGGCAAATATTTTTGATACCAATTTTCATTCATTCTAAAATAATCCTGGAAAATCTGAAGGGGTAAAGCGCCGCGCCGGAAATGGCTCCAGATCATAATACTCAACAGAAAGATCCCCTGAAACCGTAAACGCATCATACGTTACTTTTTCAAGTTTGAAATCTTCAATCGTTATTTCCGGATTGTCCGGATCTGAAGCCAGAATAATTTCAATCTTTATTGATAAAGCTGAGTTTGCTTTTCTTACAGCATAAACAATTTGCCTATCAATATTATCAATCTGGATATTGGCTCTTGCGACTCCAGAATCATCCTGATTGGGCAAATCAATTGCAAATGGAAGAAATATAAATTCCATGCCGCGGGAAAGAACGCCTTTAACGCCAGCATCCGGCAAATCATCTGGAAGATCTGAAGCGACTCGAATATCTTCCAGAAAATCCGGATGCGATATTGTCAACAAAATAATAAAAACTTCAGATGTTGACTGAGCATAAACAGCTTGCTTTGCGGCTTTGGATAACTGGCGCGGCATTAGGGCAAGATCTCCAATGAAACTGATGCGAGATAAGCAACGCCGCCCCGCTCAGAATATGCTGGCGGCTCAACAAATCGCGCTGATACGGTTGCGAGAGTCCGCGGATGTTCAAAATCAAATTCAACCGATCCGGAAAATGTTGTTACAACATAAAAATCATCAAGCGTTTGCAATTCAGCTTTTGTAAGCATGAGCGAAAAAGCAACGGGCCTTACATCAGCTGTTGTACGGCGGCGGACTTTATCCGGCCCTTTATCCATAGATGTTCTTAAAATATTATCAGGCGGCGACTCTGAAAAGGAATCCAGAAGAGGCGCTGGTAAAGTATTTGGCCATGCAACCATTTTAAATTATCTCCTTTTCAATCCTCTATTTTGCTGAGCGCGCAAAGATTGATTTGTTTTTGTTCCTGGCGTTGCTAATTTCTGGGCAACCAATTCATCAACCATGATTTCAAGATTCTTTCCGTCATTAGTTTTTCTGGCCGTAACTTGAGCATCAGATTTATTATTATTTATAATAACATCCCCATAGCCTGAATCTTTCCCCACCTGAGAAGCCGGAACAATCTCTTCCCCTTTATGAATTTTTGCAACCATATCCCGCGGAACATTTGGAGTCCCTGATGCGAAAGATGGAAGAGTCCACGCTCCATCCCAATTAGATGGAAGATCTGAAGCGCCAGAGCCGCCGCCAAAAATACCGCTGAATATGCCGCCCAGATCCAGGCTCCCCAACGCATCTTCAATAGGTTTATAAACCGTCATACGCAAAAGAATTTTTTCAATATCCTTGAATAATCCATCCAGAACATCAGAAAGATTTTTCCCCTCAATAACAGCATCTTCAAAAGCTGATTTAACGGAGTCGCCAACGTCTTTAAGCGCCTCTTGAACAAGTTTTTGGCGCTCTAGTACATTTGTTGATTTTTCAATAGCATCCAGATAAGCATTAACTTGATTTTGTTGCTCGGCGCTTAGCGTGATTCCATCAGCCGCCAAACGATTCATTATCTCTTGCGCTTTGGTTGCTTTATTGATTGCGGACTCTTTTTGCCCCCACATGGAAACCTGAGTATTAAGAGTATCCGATTCCTGTTTTAATCCAGAGAGAACATCCTTTATTTTTTCAGCGGCTTTTTTCGCGGAATCCTCGGCGCTTTTATTTGCATCAGTTGAAACATATGTTGGAATATCTGGAAGCTGGGAATCGTCAAACAATTCTCTTGATGGGCCATAAGGAACCGCCCCTGTTTTTGTTCCAACAGGTTTTTGTTTCCGCGGCCTTCCCGTTAAACGAGTCATAAATGCATCAAACTTGCTTAAAGATTCATCACTTGGCAAAACGCTATTTATGCGCGCTTGATTCCGCTTAGACATTTCATCATAAGCGCCTATGAATTTTCCAAGGGCGTTTGCCGCGGCAACAATATTTGCGGCCATATCTCCAACAACTTCGCCAACATTTCTGATGTTTTGAGCAAACTGAGGATCTGAATAAATATCTCTTACAGCTCCAGATGAATTTATAAATTCATCCAACAATCCGGCTGTAAAATTATTTTTGATTGTTGAGGCCAAGGCATCGAATTGATCGCCTAATTTATCAGCGGCCAATATTGTATCCGTATCAATTACATTGCCAGTTCTTTGAGCTTCAGCGGCAAATGCTTTTAGGCCATCAACTCCATCAGATAAAAGGGGCAAAAGTTTTGCGCCCATTTTGTTCCCAAAAGCATCATTTACGATTGCCAATTTTTCTGTTGCAGTTCTGGCATTTTTAACCGCATCAGCAATGCTATAAATCGCCTCATTGGTATTGGCGTATTTTAATTTTCCATCCGCAATCTGGGCATTCAATTTTATGAATGCCGTTTCCAATTCATCATTGGACATTCCAGAAAGTTTTGCGGCATATTGATATTCCTGCAATCTCTTAATTGATATTTGCAATCTATCAGATGTATCTTTCAATGCCGCGGCATGATCAACAGCGCCTTTAGTTAAGGCATAAATTCCGGTTGCGGCCTTGATAGCCGTATCCAAGGCCAAATAACCCGCAACCAATCCTGTAACTTTTTTCCCAACCGCATCAAAACTTGATGCGCTTTTGTCAAGAGCTTTACCCCAAACATTAGCGCTATTGTTAAGAGCTTTATCGGCTTTTTTTAATCCGGCCTCAAAACGGGAAGTATTGGCGGTTAAATCAGCTGTTAATTGTGCTACCTGAGTCAAGGCCCGTTTCCTCTTTTAATTTATCGTTATAAATAAACAGCCTTCTCTTTATATCATCTTCATCAATGGCTTTCACGGCCTTTTTAAAGCCCGTATAAAACTCTTTGAGAGGCGGGGGTTTAACTCCATCCTTGGACAAAACAGCGCCATGCCACATCATCCAGGCTTGCCGATCATGCTCTTGCTCAAGGGCAAGGCCATATGCAATTTGGGCCTGTTGCGTTTGCCACGGAGTCAAATGCCAAAATTCAGATACTGTTATTCCGGCAATGAATGATTTTTTAAGAGCTTCTGTTATGAAGTCTTTTTTTTGGACTCATCATCAGGCTTTGGATCTTCATCAATATCAGGCGCGCCATCAGGCCCCCAATAAGAAAATTCCAAAGCCTGATTAATTGCGGTTGTAATAGGAACAATGGGCGGGGAGATCTTCATAATATCTTCAGGGGTATATTCATCCGGCTGATGTTTCTGAAGCCCCGCCGCAATGACAATGGATAAATCACTTGGACTCTTAGCAATTAAATTGGCAAGACCCTTTTCACCCAACTCGGATTTAATTCCGGCTATTGCCGCCCAATCGTAAAAAAGTTTTACCTTTTTTCCGCCAAGGGTAATTTCTTTTGAGCCAAGATATTTGTTATCCATTATCAATCATTCCCGATTAAGCAAAAGTTACATCCCCAGAGATTCTGAGCGTAAAGCTAGAATCAACTTTGGAGTCAACAGATCCGGAAACTGGAGCATTCATAACGTATGCTTTGAATGTTGCAGTTGAGGCATCCGAAAAAGTTACTTTGAAAGTTTTCAAAGCGCGGGATGCTTTAGCGGCGCGCAACGCGGCTTGGCCTGGGGCCGATGCATCTTTGACATAGGAAACATCAATGTTGAAGTTGCCGAAATCCTGCAAACCCATCAGCCATTCTTTAGCTGTTGATTTAAGATTGGTTTTATCAATCTCAGCGGCTTGGCCATCAAAGCCGTTAAACGCTGTTACCTCTTCGATTGACTGATAAACAGCTGGGGGGCCAACAGCCGTTTGAATGGCAATATCAAAGCCCTGGGCGGCTATAGCAACGGAATCTGGCATTGGAGTTTTCCTCTATGTTTCAAAGGTTACGGAATAAACAGCAGAATTTCTAAACAAATACGGTTGATCCGTATCATCAAATATATCTACATCATTTTGAACCCTGACTCCAGCGATTTTATAAACTATGGAATCATGGGTTACAGAACCGCTGTATTTATTAAGAATCCCTTCAATTTGGGCCGAAATCGTCTTTGCCTCATAATAGCCTTTGGCATAAGCATCTATCTGAATTTGGGCCTGAATCATACCCCCCGTTCCATTGATAGAATCCCAACGGGTTGAATCAATACGCTGGAAAATAATAAAAGGCCCTTCAGCCTTATCAGGGGCGCGCATGGCAAAGACATTGCCGCCAGCAAGAGTTTTGATTAATTCATAAATGGCTTTTTCAATTAATTTCATTTTTTATTGCCGCCTGAATTTCTCAGTTTCTCAACTTCTTTAGTTATGCCTTCGCGCATTTTATCAGCAAACCTTTTTAATACCAAATCTTTTACCGTTTCAAATGCTGGCAGAAACCAAGGGCGCGCTGGCTGATGCCGCGTTCCCTTCTCATAAAAGAAACCCCAGAAAGCGCGGCCAGTTGTAATGTATGCCCCGCGCTGGCCCTTTTTTCTATCGCGCTTCGATGCTTTGGCTTTTACGTTTTGACTCAAACGGCCATATTTCTTTGAAGCTGGGGATCTTTCATCAATATCTTTTGGAGCGCGGCCCCGCATATATTTTACAATGGAACGCATTGTATCCAGCGTTGCTTTTTGCAAAACTTTATTTTCAACGCGCTGGGGCAATTGCTTTAAGAGCGCATCCATTTCTTTAAAGCCGCCAACCTTGCCTTCAAATTTCATTGTTATCTGGCCTCTTTAGTTTGCGCGGTAAACCATAAAAATCCTTTGCGCTTTTCTGAATCATCAACAGCGCTGATATAATAAAATCTATCGTTCCGTTTAACACGCCATTCAGAATCTATATCTGATCTGTAACGGATGCGGACTCTGATAATTTCATTGGCGTTTGTTCTGGCGGCTTCAAAAGATTCAGATCCACGCTGAGTTAAAATCTCGGCCCATGTAAATGGTTTTGTTTCATCCCATGATTGCTGAAGTTCCCCGCTCTGATTTGTTTCAATCAGCGGTTGCAAATAAATTTTTTTATCTAAATTACCAGATTGCATTTTTCCGCCTTGCGCTCTTGAATTTTTGGAAGCGCTCTATTTGAAGTTGTCGCCCAGATGAAAGCCCAAAACCATCCTATCAGAGTCCAGCCAAAAAATAAATTGACAAAGAAAATTGATAAAGCGTTGTTATGCTTTCTAGCCAATGACAAGAAAAACGGGGCAAAATACCAAACTAAAAAAATAAATTCCATTCTAAGCGCTCCATAAAAGCTGATTGCCAAGATAGACTTTAGAAACGGCCTGACTTCCAACATAAATTGATGATGGCGAAACATTGCCAATCTTTAGCTGGGCCGGATCTGAAAAGATCCATCCATTGTTATTTCCATTATCATTTGCATGGCTCCCCGCGTACCATTGCGCGCCGCCTGAAGCGTTTGAATATGAAATGTTGAAGTAATCCCCAACAATCATTCCTGATGCGCTGGAAAGCGTATGTTGAGCCGCCGTTATACTGCCAATAGTTATTGGGTTGCCAGCCGTTCCTTTTGTTGGAAACGGTATAACCATTGATGTTGTTGATCCGGCTGTAAATTTTACAGATGCATTTGGCTTTGGATCAAATTTATTAAAAGAGTTACTTCCAACAAAATTTACATCCGCATTTCCGGCGGCTCCAGATATTTCAATATCATTGAACGCCATGCCACCGCCTGAAAATGTTTTTGCAACAGCGCTTGTATCTGTAATATTTATTTTTGATGTTGATTTTGTAAGAGTCAAATTAACAGCCGTTGCTGTATTCCAGATTGTCCCCGTTCCGGTTAGATTCAAATCTCCAGTTGGCATTGTAAAGGATCTGGAATTTGTAACTGAGCTTGTAAAATTCAAAACGCTCATATTCCCGCCAGCAATCAGATTGCCGCCAGTTTGAACAAACCCAGCGGCGGATAAAGTATAATCAAAACCATTATGATCAAATGTACCGGATGCTATTGAGCTTCCAGCCGCCCTGTTACTTGTAAAGTTATCCAGTAATTTTACCGTTCCCGAAAATGAATCAATATTCAGTTGCGGTTGGAAATTTTTCCCAGCGGTTGTAATAGTTTGAATCCCGCGCTTTCTCATTGTAAACAAACCGCCGCTTATCCCAACAATTGATGGCGCTGTATATGTTATATCTCCATAAACCTCAGTTGTATTTCCGCTTACAGATCCTTGATTTGTTGCATTATCAAAAAATATTGATCCGACTCTTGGAACATCCATTACCAATGTTTTATTAGCCGCGGGGAAAGACCCAGCCGCAACGCGCGCTGTATCCTGAGGCAAAGGAACGCGGCTTAAAGGTTGCCACATACTCGCATTGCTCCAGTTACCATTACCAAAATTCCATGTAAGAGTCGCTGGAGCTGTAAATATTATTCCTGAATTTCCGCCACAATCCCCAGACTCGTAACCTGACAAATCCCAATTTGCGGAACCAACTCCGCTAATATCTCTGAAATCAGCGCGAGTAAATCCGGAAATATTTGATACGTTTATTGATCTTTGCGCGCCAATAGTGCTGGAAGCTATAAGCCCCCTTGCTGTTGAGCTAACATTTAGCGTTCCAATAGTTTGATTCTGAGTCAATATTGTTGAAGCGCCAAGAGTCGTTGTATTCAAATTATAAGTTCCAAATACGCAAGATAGGCCAATATTAACAACAGTACTGCCATTTTGATTCATTGTCGTCACATTCAATGTTCCGCCAATCGTCATTGTACCGCTGGAAAAATTAATTGTTCCAATCGTATTGTTTCCGTTAATCGCCAGCGTTCCGCCGCCTGTTGTTTTTTCTATAGTGCCAAATGTTAATCCGGCTCCGTTCAATGTTCCTGTTGTTGTTGTTCCAAAAAGGATCGTACTGGATGCGGCTGATAACGTAAAATTTGTTGTCGTTGTAACTGTCCAGGATCTTGATGTTCCGCCAAGGCTCCATATTGTTGAGCCTAAAGTTAAAGACCTTACAAGCGTTCCGCTTGTCGCAAATTGCCCAGAAACATTTTGGCCATTAGTATCAAGAGCGCCAGCCAATAAAGTAACCGTTGAATCAGTTGTTACAACAGAAAAAGAATCCTGAAGAGTCCAGCCGCCGCCAACGCCATTAAAGGTTGTCGGCGGCGGTTGCTTTCCGGCCATAGTTATTGTTTTGCCGGATGATGTTGATGTAAAGGAAAGCCGCGCTGAATTGTTTGTTGAATAAGTCATTGCCGCTGAAAAAACCAAACTGCCAGCAATTTCAAGATAAGTATTTGTTGGATGGGAAAGCGTTCCAGTATATCCGGTGCAAGTTAAATCCCTGCAACGGTTGGGCGCTCCGGATGTTCCATTTATCGTTACATTTCCTGAGCTTGAATTTAAAACAACATCATCCGCGGCTGTTGGAACAACGCCGCCAATCCAAGTTGCGCCGCTTGTCCAAGATCCCCCAGCGGCTGATGCTGTAATGGTTGCCATCTTTAAACCTCTTCAGGCGCATTCAGGCTTATAGTAAGATCATGTTCCGGCTGTACCATGTACCCAAAGCAAGATCCGGCATCAATCTCTTTTATAAAAACGCCATTAGAATATAAATAATATTTCTTATTTTGGCTGTTATTCGTTATAGAGATCTGGTTTATATCTTCTATAGGCGGAATTTCTTCAACCGGAAAATCTTCAGCTGGAATTTCATTTTCATCTGTCATGGCGTTACAAAATAAACCGTTTGAGCATCTTTAGTTGTCAATGCGGCATATGCCGCGGCATTCAATGTTACTTCATTCAAAACTTTTGATGCGCCTGTAATTCCAGTTACATCAGAACGGATGAAAAGACTTGTATCAGCGGCGGGGCCAGTCGCTCCGGTTGCGCCAGTTGGCCCAGCTGGGCCTTGCGCTCCAGTATCCCCTTTGGGGCCTTGCGCGCCCGTTGCGCCAGTCGCGCCTGTATCGCCTTTAGGCCCCTGAGCGCCAGTTGCTCCAGTATCGCCCTTGGCTCCAGCTGGGCCAGCGATTCCTTGCGCTCCAGTTGCCCCTGTTGGGCCAGCTGGCCCTTGAATGCCTTGCGCGCCCTGAGCGCCTGTATCGCCCTTAATTCCTTGCGGCCCCGCGGGGCCAGCTATACCTGGGGGGCCTTGCTCAGCAACGCCAATTACATCAATCTGGATAGAGCCGCCAACCTCTATTGAATTTTGAGCTACTATAACATTTACTGTTGACATTTATTTTACCTCAACTGATGCGATTAAATACGGAATAACATCCGCCCCCGTATCCAAAAGCCATTTAAGGTTATAAAATCCCGCATCAATTTCTTCATCAGCTTCAAGCCGGAAATTTAATTGGCCGTTTGAACCGCCAACAGAAATTGAATTTGTTTCATCGAAATCATAAGAATTTGAGCAACATCCATTTGCGCCCGATTTCTCAAGGCTCAGCGCACTCTTGAATCCTGTAACATCATAAGGATTGCCATCAGGATCTTTCCAAGTGGTTTTAATTTCAAAAGTTGTTCCTTTTAAAATCAAAATTGTATCTGGATAAATTCCTGGATTATACATTTATGCCCCCAGATCGCGCCGCAATATATGAAGGCGTTTTTCAACCGTTTCATCAATATGATATTGGCCTTCAGTATTTTTATCTTCCCGATTTTCAAACCATCCGGCAACCATTTGACAAACTGAAATTTTTGCCAAATCATCATTGGGCATGGCATAGCCAAGAAATTTTGAAATGTATTTCTCAGCCGCGCTGATCATTGCATTCAAAATTGTATCTTGACTCGTATCATCCGAGTCAAGTCTCAACCATTCTTTAACCATGCTCAATGATGTTACTGGCATTTATTATTTAGTTTCCGCTGGCTTGCCAGCTTTGTTTGCATGGCGCGCTTTTTCTTTGCGCTCAGCGGCAACATCCGTTTCACCGATAAGGCCGCGCTCAGTGAGGGCTTTAATATCGCCAGCGCTGAATTTTTCAGTATCAATTTCTTGGCCTTGATGGAACATACCGATGCCCGATTGATGGAACGAGTCCTGAGCAAAAAGTTTTTTCGACATTTGGAAGATCTCCTTTAGGTTTCATATATGAGGCTTCATTATAGACAAAAAAAGAGGGCTATGAAAGCCCTCTTTTCCCCATCATGGCAGATGATCTATCTATTAGGCAACAAGGCCCAGATCGCCTTTAATGAAGGCTTCAGGACGGTAAACCGCCAGCGCAAGGCGCTCTTCAGCCAGGATTGTAACCAAGTTTTTAACAAAGTTATCCTGATCTTCAGTTGAAACCAGAACCGCGGCATCTTCCCGATCAAAAACTTGCGCGCCCATACCGAAAGAGCCAACAAGGAATTTATCGGTTGTCATTGCCTGGGTTGCGACAACTGGCAAGCCCCAAAGCGTTGGGGAAGCAACGCCTTTTGGATCGCCGATAATGTAACGGCCCTGAGTATCTTTCAATGTTTCCATTGCAGACCATTGAATCGGATTCAGGATCGTACCATCAGCCGGATATTCGGCCAGCATTGCCTGAAGCATAGCAAGGCGGATAATATCCAGGATGTTGGCAGTACCAACAATGCCGCCAACAGGCGCGCTGTAAGCTGTTGCCTGAGTATAGATCCCGTTCAGGTTTCCACCCGTTCCGGAACCCATCAAAAGCTGAAGCTCTTCAGCGTATTCCAGACCGTATTTCAAACGGCCATCAATGTAAGATTCCATCATTGGCGCATCAGCCAAAATTTGTTTGGAAGCCTTGACATAGTGGGCGATTGTTACAACGCTGGAATTTTGCAAGCTAAACGCAATATCAGATTGCGCCTTTGCAGTACCTTCAGCGCCTTGAACCGCGGCCATGTTTTGAAAGCCAGTTTCCTGGACATATTCAATGGCGTTGGAATCAGTACGGCCTTTAGCGATCAAATCGCGGACGGTCATACGGCGCTGGCCTGGGGTAAGGAACGGGCTAACAATGCGATCATTCCGCACGTTTGCGCCGCCAGCTCCAGTTCCAGTTGTCGCGCTGGTAATGGTTGTAACGGCCTTTACGTTCATACCGTATTTGCCTTTGCCTTTTTGTTGAGTAAAGGATTTATATCCTTCATCTTCAATAAAGCGCTGGCCCAGAGATTTTTCGGCTTGATCTTCAGAACCGCCGCGGCGATTAAGTTTTTGCTCAAGCTCTTCAATGCGGGAAACGCCTTTTTTGGCATCTTCAGCAAGTTGGAGCATCAGTTCATTATGCTTTGTAAGCATATCATCAACTTCAGCTTTGGTTTTTTCGCTCATTTCCACGCCTTTTTTAGACTCGGCAAGAGCTTTTTCGCCAGCCTCTTTGACTTGATCCGCGATCTTGTCCAGGCGTTCTTTTACTTCAACATCAACAGGCATTTTTCGATTCCTTCTTAAAAGGTTGGGAGTTTAAAATCATCCAAGGATTGAATGATTCGGTTTTTCGCATCTTCAGCCGCGGACTCGCTCCGCAACAAATACTTCAACCCGTTGTTTGCGATTGCAACGGATTGAGTTTTTGAAAACCCTGACTCCCTCAGGAAATCTTCAAATTCTTTTAGGCTGGGAAGTTTTCCAGCGCTGATTTTGTTCTTTACGGCATCAATGCGCGCCGAGTCAAGCATTGGAAACGTGACTTGAGAAACTTCATAAAGATCAATATCAATTAATGTTCTGGTATAATTCCAATCATCATCATCATCAATTTCAATAGAGTATTCCTTGACTCCATATCCAATTGATAGGCCAGTAACAGCGCCTTCCCGCATCAGCGCATAGGCTTCTTTTGATTTTTGGACTTCATCAATGAGCAAACGGCCCTTTACAAAAAGCCCTTTTTCATCTTCATAAATTTCATCATAGACTCCAATCGGTTCATCCCATTTATGTTGCCAAAGAACGGGAAATTTGCGCTTTAAACCCTCTTGTTCTTTCAAAGTACGGGTAAAAGCGCCCTTTTGGACTATATCGCCGCCAAAATCCTCTTCCCCAAAAAGGGACGCATAACCCGTAAAAATACCCTTTTCATCAACCGATTTAACGGAAAATGAAAGATCTTTATGCTCTTTTTTAGGGGCCGCAATGGTGTAATTTTTCTGATTCATGGCGCTTTTACCTTACTATACTTTCTCAGGATCATCAACATGGGGAATAGTCATATCTTTTATATTCAAAATCGTTTTCTGATCGCCGTTATTGGCTGGCGCTGGAGTTGTCGCGGTTCCGCGGGGAATCTTATCCAGATCCTTGAGATTTACAAGCGCCGATTGAACAGTAAGCTCTTCAGATCCCGCTTTGTAAGGCAAGTTTTCTTTGCGGCGAATTTCAGCGCGATCCATCCAGCCATTTTGGGATGCCGATGCATAAAGAGCGGCGCGGCCCGAAGAATCGGCCCTCAGGAACGCATCAATATTAAATTCACAGAATAAATCATCCTTTTGCTCAGATGGAATCAAAGAGCGCGCCATTTCTTGTTCAAGTGATTTTATAATTGGATGAATCGTATAGGTTAAAAAGCCCAGATTTATTTGCTCGACTCCCGTTCCCCACATTGTCGTATTGGCAGAATGGCCAATCAATACAGGCGGGACTCCAAACCAGCGGCAAACCTCTTCAATTGAGAAAGAGCGGGATGCAATCAGCTCAGCATCTTCAGGCGTTAATCCCAGCGCCTCAAATGTCATACCGCCTTCTAAAACCAGCGTTCCGCCATTCTTTGTTAAATTTCCAAATTGAGCGGCAATATTATCTTTAAAAAGCTGGCGTTGCTCATTTGTCAAAGTTTTTTCAACTTTCAAAATCCCCGTTTTTTGCATTCCGCGGGAATAGATTTTTGAAGTTGTTGATTCCTGATCTAACGAAATACCAAAACTTTGATTGGCATACGAAATGACGGAAAGACCAGTACGGCCATTGATCGTAAACCCCTTATGATGAAAAATTTCATCTTCAGTGTATTCATTCCGGCCCAACCGATCCTGATAGATGTAAGTTACAGATCCATCCTTGTTTTCTCGCAAGCTCATTAGGGCCGGATGCAAAAGCTCAAGAGAAACAAGGGCGCGATTTTTGCCAGAGCCGCGGAAAGTTTTCAGGGCGTATGCATTCCCCCAAAGAAGGCGGCAAGCTATGAAGGCGCAAAAAAATGTAAATGCGGTCATGTCCGCATTTGGGGAACGCCGTAAAATTTTATAAAGAGGATTATCCCGCTCAAGGATTTTATCGCCATATGTATCCAGAGAAAAAACGCCGCATGGAAGCGCGGCGATACTTTGAGAGATCAAACGGACGCAAGCGAAAACCGCGGAAATTGTAAGGGCCGTTTCTGTATTAACTGGCCTTGTACAATCATCGCCGCGGCCAAAAATCTTTCCGCTCTTATCCGTTAATTTTACTCTTTGGCTTATCCAATTTGTGAGTCCGAAAATCAAGGCGGGGATTCCTGAATAAAAGATTATTTTCCGACATTTTACTATAAAGGCGATTTATTACAAGCAAAAGAAAAGCCCCCAATTAAGAGGGCTTTTCCCAGCAAAACCGCAATTAAGCGGCGGAATCAGCTTCTGTAATGTCCAGATAGTATTCCTTGCCTTCAGCAAATTTGCCTTTTACAGCATCATTATCAACCGTAATTTGCAAAGATCCGTTTGGCGTTGCTTTCGCAAAAGATTCATTCTCTTCAGTTCCGCCCAGAACGGCTGAGAATGTTACTTGTTCCGATGTTTCGCCCAGCTGAACAACTGATTGGCAACGGAATTTGGCGCGGGTTACAGATTTCATTTCAAGATCCTTTTCAAGAGTTAAATTTAACTCAGCAAACTATAGGCGAATTTAAAAAGCCGTCAAGGTTATCATCCGGCTCTGGCGGCTTCTCAGCAACAAACTCAGAAATGGCCAGCGCAACAGCTCCATCAATCCGGCCTGTTGATTTTTTCTTATTCAATTTTCTGTTATCCGTTGCATCCGTTTCAACTGATGAATTGGCAACGCACATTGTTAAAACAGGATGGCCCCCATGCCTGTAAGATCCATTCAGTAATTTCTTTTCCATGCCTTCGATGGCAACGGTCATATCTTTGAATCCTTGTCCGACTTCAACAAGGTTTATATTAAAATCAATTTTATCCAGCTCTTTTTTCAACAGCGCTATGCGCCATCTATCGTATCCCATAGCGACAATATCAACATCCTTGAGGATCTGGGCCATGCGTAAAGCGACAAACTCATAATCAATCGTATGCCCTGGGCAAGCCTCAATATATCCTTGCTGATACCAAACATCATATGGCGCTCTATCCCGCTTTGCGCGCTCAATTAAATTCTCTAATGGAGTCCAGAAATAAGAATATACCGGAAAAGAATTTGTTTCCGGATGATAACCCTGCAAAACCATAGCCGTTAAATCCGTTTTACCGGAAAGATCCAATCCGCCTGTTATGTTGATGCATTCAGAAATAGGCGGCGGATTTGCCCCTGATTTTTTCCAGATCTCTTGCGTTACAAACGGGCTGGAAGTTGTAACCCGCATATTTAGATTTAAGTTTTTAAAAGTATTTGTAAAAGTTGGCATCCGATTTGCTTTATCGGCTTGCTTTCTCATATCGGCTTCAGATCTGAATATTCCCAGCGCTGGATTTGCTTTCTTCCATTGCTTTTCATCCATTACATCCGCATCAGCATCAGCGCAATGAACATGGCAAACCATCTTTTCCGGTTTATTCGTTTCATAATCATCAATCAAAATGCTCAACAGATCGCCATTGTTCTGGGCCTGAGTCGAAATATAAAACAGCAAAGCATTTTTATATGCTCCCTGGGCCGTTGTAATCGCATCAATAAAATCCGATTGCGGCCCTTTGACTTGCCCAACTTCATCCAGAATGGCAACAATCGGGCTTTTACCATGCGCGGTTTTGGCATCAGCTGATGTTGCCTGATATTCAACATTCATTTTCAAGCCAATAAGTTTTTTCCCCGATGGAATAATTTTAATTCTGTCCCTGAGCTTTGGAGATAGATTTATTGTTTTGCTGGCAAGGTTAAAGACTTCAGCGGCTTGCTCTTTGCTCATAGCGCCAGAAACGATACGGGAATTTTCAACCGCTTCAGGCCCAACCAAATGGGCCAATACGATAAAAGCAATCAAAGCGGTTTTTGCATTTTTCCGCGCAATCGAAAGAATGGCTGTATCTGTAATGAACGGGTTATCATATACATCAATGATAAAATCTTTTTGAAACTGGAGCAATACAACAGGCTGGCCCATCAGATCGCCTTCAGGAACAACGCAAAAACGCTCTATAAATGCAATGACGCGCTGGCCGCGGGTTAGTGGCTTAGGTTGTTGATTCTTCATTATCATCTATAAAGCATCCACAACCGCCGAAATCATATTTTTCATCCGGCTCAAGCTCCATCTTTTCAAATTGTTCCAGCGTAATGTAATGCTGTTTTTTGTTTATTGTTTTTCTCAGAAACGGATGATCCAGATCCGGATTTTCTTCAACAAGTTTTTTCTGTTGCTGTTTATGCCATTCAAAACGCTCAGGGAAATTTTCCCTTAATTTTGCAAATTGAGCCAATCCAGCGCGGACGCAAAAACCGCCGCAATTGTTATGAGCGAAACCCATCTTATATAATCTAGGCAATTCAATGTTGTATTGCTTTAAAAGATCAAGCCTTTGGCCATGAGTCATAAAGCTCCCTCTTTCGCAAAGAGGCGCTATAACTTTATAATCTGGATTATTTTTTTGCGCTCTGGGAAGCCTATGCTCTTCCTCAAGATCAATTCCCAAAACAAGAATAGGCGGCGATTCAAAAGTTTTTAGATATTTTTCCATCTGGACTCGCTTCAGGAAAATTGAGCATTGAGCTTTGCGCGTATTGCCTTGATATTTTACATCCCTGAAAACTTCCCACGGATTCCGGCCATCAGTTAATTTTACAAGTGGTAAATTTAACTTGGCCGCGCTTTCGTCTAAAAATCTGTAAAGATCTTCATCTTCAATAAGTGTATCGCAAAATGCCAGCTGTATATCAGCTGGATCAACTTGCTGTTTTAAAATATGAGCCGCGGCAAAAGATCCAAGACCACCGGAATAAGAAACAACATATTTCATCAATTCAAACTCCCAGGGCTTGCCAACAGATCATCATCATCCATTTCATGCGCCGCTTCAATATCACGGCCCATCTTGCGGCGCTTTGCAACATCCCGCGCCTCGCCCATTACAGCGCGCCCATGAATGGATAGACTCCGGCGCATGGTTGAAATAATGGTTGCCTCCATAGCAACAGCGGCGCGCCTTGGATTTGATACTGGCCCCTTTGCCCCTTCGATTGTTGGGCCTTCAGCGCGCAGATCCTGAATATCGGAATCGTAATCCGTCATGGTTTTTGCCAGCAATGCGGCCAGCCGGATTCTATGCGGAGTCCATTCCAGCTTTGGGGCCTCTTGAATTATCTCTTCAAAATTTTTTGTATCGGCCTCAGTCATTTCAATATTTGATGGCGGTTTTATTTTCTTCCCCGCATGGCGCGCAACCTCAGCCGCCCCCGTTACGGAATCAATCCTTGACTTTTTGTCTTTTCCTTTGTTGGATTTTTTGGCGGGGGGCATAGGTATATGTTCCTAGTTTTTTGTGTTAGCATTTGTTCTGAGTGATGGGGGCGGTCAAATGGGCATTTGCATAAAAGTTTTTACCCACCCCTCCCCATCAGGGTTTCCATATCAATTTTTTTATAGTTTCCGTATCTTTCCTTGCTTTCATAATAAAATCTTAACACTTCATCAGAGAAATGCAAAGCCAACTTACCATGAGCAATAATCATTTGACTCTTATTTAATTCAGTCAATTGATTCGCAAAAATAATATCTTTATGAGATTGGAGAATTACATCATGCCATAAAGGATCTAACAACAGAGTCATATGCATCTTAGCCATGCTGTTGTTCCCTTATAGATTGGGCAACCATTCGATTAAAGCCTTGAGTAAATGAAACTTGCTCAGGGTATTTGCCAGCATAGAAAGCCTTGGCCATATCATCTGTATGTTGCTGATGAATAACAACCCATCCATTAGCCCTGAGCATACGCAACTGATCAACAGTTATGATATGCAATACCTTCAGCTTATCGGCCATGCTCTATCCCTCTATAAATTGGCAATGCGCTGATATAGTAACAGTTGGCAATTCATTAACAGCGCATCTGGTATTAATGGATACCACGCATGGAATCTGCTGGCCATCAGGCATAAGCGCAACCATGATACCGTCTTTAACTTTAACTCTTAAAATATTATTTAATTGATCGGCCATCCATCGACTCCTGTTACCTTTACATCCTTGCCATTCTCTATCCGTTGCTTAGTCGCGCTATGATGCGGATTGCATAGGGCTTGCCAGTTATTCTTTGTATCCCAGAATAGTTTCTGATCGCCCCTATGCGGAATGATATGATCAACAACTGAAGCGCGGCATATGCGGCCCTCTTCCATACACATCCGGCAATTCGGATTGTTCTGAAGAAAAGTTTTCTTGGCTTTTTGCCAACGGCCATCATATCCGCGCTCAGCTGTCTTTTTACGCATTGCCCTCTACTCAGCTAACCGCTTGCCCATCATCCTTTGGATTGGGATGCGTACCATTGAAGATATAATGATATTCTTTACCTTCAATCATAAAACGCTTTTTACGCTCTGCCAGATCATAGATATTGGTAACATCAATTGCGCCATCAGGAACATGATCAATTACTTCCAGCGCCATATTTGGAAGATCTTCAATCTTATCCTTGCGCGCATGAGCCTGAGCATCTGAATATTTCCCTTCAGCATAACGCTTGCCCAGCTTCTCAATATTGCCTTCCAGGGTTTCTTGCCTTGTAATGCCAAAGATCTGGCGCAAGCCTTCCAGGAAAAATTCAATATCTCCCAGCTCTTCAATTACATTTTTGCGATCCAGCGCCTTGTTATAGATTGTCCACTTTTTCACGGCATCAATCAATTCGCCAGCTTCCCCAACAACGCCAATGGCCATATGAATGGCATCAGCTTTTTCTGGGATCATAGAGTCGATAATGTCCTGTCCTGATTTTTTCAGATTGGCAACCATATCTTCAAATATGATTCTATCTGATTGCGTTCCGGCCATATCAGCCAATCCGATTTCTTCCCCTGTATCATTAGTCGCATTTTGTCTTGGCTCAAATTCAGGATCAAACATCTGAATGAATTTAACCGCATCCCCGCGATCCGTAAATTGTGTTCCATAGATAACATTAAGCTCAGCGCTAAATGTTGAATTGCGGCCATGATAAAGCTGAAGGCCGGATTCATCTTTCTCAGAAACAATGAAGCCATCAGCGGTTGTAATAATAGAAAATTGGGCAGTCATATTTTTAATTCCTTATCTTGTTAGTTGGATTATTTGTTGAGATTGATAACATTATCTTCAGCAACAGATTTTTTTCTTTTCAAATCTGAAATTTCAAAAATTGCTGATGCAATCATATCATCCGGCTCTGAATGAAATTCAACAACGGATTTATGATTTCCTTTTTTATCAAAGATAGCCTGAGATTCCCCCAGAGCTTCAGCATACGCAAAATGCGCGGCTTGTCTGCTATCAGTATCAGTTGTTATTTTGCCATTAAGCAAAACTTTATATTTAGCCATTTTGGACTCCTTTTGTCGCATTGGTTATTTAGGCAAGCTAAACCGATTCATAACCTTAATCAACAAAAATAATATTTATTATTTATTTTTATAAGGGGAAACTATTCCTAAAACTTTAAGCCAGCCATCCATAGGGGATTCAGCATAAACGGTATAGATCCGGCATCCGGCTTTTTCCATCAGCTCATGTAAATCAATTTGTTCCTGGGAACGCTTAGCAGGTTTCTTTTTTGTTTTATATTTCAGCTCTATCCACAATGGGCCATCTGGCAGGATAAAGCATAAATCAGGCCATCCGGCCAAAGCGCTCAGGCTTGATTCCATACGGCCCCTTACAGTCTTGCTAGATCCGTTCTGATCGCCATGAACCGTATAGCCATCCTTGCGCGCCATCGAAACAATAAAGGCTTGAATCAACAGCTCTGACCATTTCAGGGATGCATCAGCGGGATCTTTATTTAAAAACAACATAAATGGCCTCAAATGGTTGTTAATGGATAAGAATGGATAAGAATAACACAAGAATTATATATATAAGTTATTGATATATATATTATATTATATTTCTTTCCCTCTTTCCCTATCTTATACATACTTTTTCTTTTTTGTCCCCTTTTGGGCGGGGCGCTTTTTTCTTTGGGAGAGGGTGTATAGGGGAATCTGGGAAAGAATTGCCAGTTTCCTTTTGAATCAAAAACTTAGGGTAATAATTCTTAGCCCGATTTGAGCATGGTCAACAATTATTCGACAATCGAATAAGTGAGGGCGCGCCGCCCCCCGCCTTTGCCGCCTGTTGGCTGGGTAATCTCTATGGAGCCGCGATCAACAAGGCTGATTATTGCCCCTTCCCGCTGTTTTGAATCCATGCGGCGAGTTAAGCGGCAAAGTCTGGACTTGTCAACAGATCCACCGGAACGGCGGATTGCGCTCAAAATGTCATTGCAATCTTTTTCATGCTGGGAATCGGCCAGATGCTCTTCCACCATATCAATCATAAATTCAACCGATTTCATAACCAGCGCCTCAGCAAAATCCAGATGCTCAGCCTTGATACGGGGCGCAATCTGATTTTCCGTTATGGCCAGAATCATGGCGATCTTAATCACGTTTTCCCGATAGCGCCCCCAGAGCGCGCCAGCGTTGTTCCGATTCTCTTCCATCTTGGCATCTTCAAAATCGCCCATATCGTCAATACGATCCTGAAGCCCTGGCCATTCAACAACAATAGCATCCGGTTGAATGAGGCCGCTATTGGGCGCGCCGCCCTTGAAAGCCTTCCATGCGTTAACCAGCCATTCAGGGGGCGCTTGATAGACAACCCCGCGGCGGCGCTTTGGATTGTCCTGAGCGGCCTTTAAAACGATAAAGCGGTTCAATTCGCCGGATGTAATCGCATCCCTGTTGATAGCGCTGGTATATTTTTCCATTGTGGAAATGCCAAAGATGCAAAGGTTGGGGCTGGCAATGATAATTGGCTCAGCTTTCGTATCCGCATATTGCGCGCCGATATAGCGCCCAGATGATGCGCTATAAAGCTCAGTAATATTTTTGCTGGCAACTTTCATATGCGAAGCGCCGCGCTTATCCATGATGGCTTCCATCATCATCCCAAATTCATCAAGATGCATGATCTGGGATGGCTTTTTGAAAACCGCCGTTAAAAGACCAGATCCAGACGCGATTGACTCCCCGCCAATAAACTCTTCCAATCCGGCATCAGCCAATAATTCTTTGATGCAAACTTTAGAATGGTTTTTCCCCGCGGCGGTTCCGGCAAGGCCAACTGTATAAATGTTTGTTCTGGTATTCATGGGGCTTTTATATCGCCGCCCGAAAACAGCGCCCAGCGCGGTAATCGTATTTTGAAGAGCTAATTCAGGCTGGGGCTTTTGCGCTGTTGATAAAATCCAGTTTACCGTTTCGCCAATGATGCCTGGAAATTCATTCAGCGGAATTTCAACCTTCTCTTCTTTCGATGTTTTGGATCTGAGAATATTTTTAACGGCATCAGCGCCCATGTTGTAAAGCGTATCATCAACAGGCTGGATATAATTGTATCCATTCAAAACAGCCCTATCAACAACCGTTCCCATTGTGATCCCGCCGCCCTTGCGAAATGATCGCCAATGGAAATCACAATCTTTAACGCCTTTATATTTTGAACCCTTGGCGCTCCAGTTATTGAAGAGGCCGAAATCAAAGCCGCCATCAAAAAGACCCATCCCGATCTGAATCCAATCGGTATAAGTGCAATCTGGATCTATGAAGCTGAGCATTTCCGCAACATCATCATTAGACCAATCGACATTATCCGACTCGCCTATCTCTATATGCTCCGGCTCAACTTCTTTATGCCGGATAAGATCAATCAACCATTCCGGCGCATCAGCTATTTGCCAGCCTTGCGATTCATCCCAGCTGTATTGATTGCCTGAAGCGTGTTTTGAAGGGGGGCCAATGATATATCCGCCATCCCCTCTAACGTCTAAATTTTTCCCCAGCTTTGATGTACGGGTAACAATCTTTATTCCAGGATGCTTAAAGATAAGATGTTTCCCGCGGCCCGTTAAATTCGTAAGAGTTTTTGGAAGCGCGCCATGCTCAGCTTCCAGCGCATCAAGTGATTCTTCCCCGTTGATTCCATCAACATCAACCGCGAAAATCCCAGATACTTCCCCTGTAACGATTCCAATATTGAAATCTTTGGAGCCAAACATTTTGCGAATCTGAAACGCATCAGCGCTGGCATCTTTCAAGCCATTCTTTGTTGCCGGATGTTTGCCAATCTGTTTTGCCTGAGATCCGCCAGGAACATGATCAACATTGCCGCAAGTGCAAGAGCCATCAGATTGAACGGAATGAATCGGGAATACATGAAAACCAAATTCAGATGCGTATGATAGAGCTTTGGATAGTATTGTCATTAGAACCTAAAATGGGCAGGGGGCCAGCTCGTTAAATTTTTCTTTCCAGTTTGAAATAATTTCCTCAAGAAATGTATTCCATTCATCAGGGGATAATTTTGCCAGATCTGTTTTGTTTATATAGTCCAGATAAGCGCCGCCATTCTCCCCAGCATATTCCAGAGCTTCAGCATGAGCCTTTTTAACATCGGCTTCATATTGCTCTTGAGAAAAAGGATCTATCATAAATATTTATCCGATTCGTTTTTCATGTACTGGCAAAGATCCGCTGAGGGGCTTAGGCTTGCGACTCCCTGAGCTTCAGCTTTCTTTACCAGCGCTTTTTTGTAATCCTTCCAAGTCTTATCAGGACTCGAAATCATTTTTCGGACTGTTTTGGATCTTGTTGCCATGTATTGTGCCTTATTGTGCTTTGTTATCGGGTGTAACTTTTTTTCAACTTTTCTGTTGACTTGATTTTTATACGGGTTTATTGCTGGACTTACAACTGAAAAATTTAACAAGGAAAACAAAACATCATGGCAACTAAAAAAGATACGGCTGATAAATCTCATTCAGCAATGGTTGAAGAGCTTGATGCTCTTCCAGGCGTGACAACAACAGGCGGATTGCCGCCGCGCATTACAATTTACGGCCCCCCTAAAATCGGTAAATCATCTTTTGGCGCAATGGCCGACTCGCCGATCTTCCAACAAGCTGAAGATGGCCTTGATGCCCTGAAGGTTCCCGCCTTCCCAAAATTGGAATCGTTTTCTGATGCAATGAAAAATCTGGAAAACCTCGCAACCAAAAAGCACAATTACAAAACCATTGTTACAGATTCGGCGGATCATCTTGAGCCGCTTATCTGGAAAGAAACCGCCGCCAGCGAAAACCTGAAATCAATTGAAGATTTTGGATATGGCAAGGGCTATATCAAAGCTCTTGATTTATGGCGGGAATATTTTGAAGCCATTGACTATCTCAGATCTGAGCGCGGCATGACTTCAGTAATGATTGCCCATCATCAAATCAAACGCTTTGAAAGCCCTGTTACTGATGCATATGATAAATATGAAATCAAACTTCATAAAAATGCATCAGCGTTGCTAATCGAAAATTCCGATATTATTCTTTTTGCCAATTACTTTGTTGGCATCAAGAAAGAAGCCGATTCATCCCGCCAGAAAGATGATGATAAGCGCAAACGCGCAATCGGCTCAGGGGAACGCATTCTTTATACTGAAGAGCGCCCAGCATTTTCAGCCGGAAACCGTTACGGGCTTCCATCTGAAATTCCATTTGATAAAGATGGATCTTATTGGGGCGTGATCGCCGATCATGTCCCATTCTTTAACGCCAACAAATAAAGGAAACTGAAATGGCAAAACTTGGACAAGTTGTTAACGCTGATGAAATTGAAGAGCGCAAAGGCTATGAACCTTTACCGCCTGGAGATTATACGGCAATGATAACGGAAAGCGAAATGAAGCCAACCGATCATGGCCAAATGCTCGTTCTCACATTGGAAATTCAAGATGAAGAGTTTAAAGGCCGCAAGATCTTTGAACGCCTGAATATTGAACATTCCGGCAAGGATACCAGCGCAAAAACTGTTGAGATTGCTTATCAGGTTTTGGGCGAAATCATCCGCGCTTGCGGCAAGAAAACCATCAAAGATACTGAAGAGCTTCATAACAAGCGCCTCAATATCAAAGTACGGGTTGACGCGCCGAAAGAATACACTGACAAAAAAACCAAAGAAAAGAAAATGGGAACGGCTCAAAACAGCATTTCCAAATATTCTGTTTTTGGATCTTCAACCGCCTCAGCTCCAAAGCAAAAAGCTGTTGAAGATAATTCAGAAAGCGATTCATCTGAAGGCGGCGAAACATCCGCGCCAGCTGAAAAGCCTTGGAAGAAAAAGAAATAAATCAACAATGTAAAAGAGCGGCCCAGCGCCGCCCTTTTATCCATGCCCTGAAATGGAATCTGACTTGAAAGCCAGATCCATCTGAGTCCCCGCGCTTGCGGCATTTGGCTTATACTCAGGGCATGGATAAAAGGAAAAAAGGAAATCTGATATGCAATTCATCCTTGTTATAGTTGCCAGCGCTGGAATGGTTTATCCATCAATTGCTGTTGATCATATCGGCCATCTATCCCGCGCCGGATGCGAAACTGTGGCGGCTCAGCTGGAAGGCAAACCGAATATAAAGGCTGTATATTGTATTACATCCGATCAAACTTATACCAATGATGAAGCTGAAGAGGCGGCGCAATAAATGGTTGCCATCCCCGATTCAACAGATCCAACGCTTGCCGCGATTGACGAAATTCTGGAGCGTAAAAACGCATCAGAGCCAAAGCGGAATTATCTGGGCGCATCATCTATTGCAGATCCATGTAATAGAAAACTCTGGATGCGTTTGCATTCCCAGCGCAAAGAAGTTTTTGATGCCGATACGTTGCGCCGCTTTAATGATGGCCATCGTTCTGAAGATGTTATGGCCGCGCATTTGCGCCTAGTGCCAGGGATTGAATTGCATACATATATTGAAGGCATAAAACCCCCAGCGCTTATAAATGAATTTGATGATCAACATGGCAAATGGAATCAATATGGCTTTGAGGATAAGAGTCTTGGCCCTAAAGTTTTTTCCGGCCATTATGATGGAGTCATTCTTGGAATTTTACAGGCCCCAAAAACTTGGCATATATGGGAACATAAAGCCGTAAATGAAAAGAAATTTGCGAAGGCTTTGGAATTGCGCCGCGCTGATGAAAAGAAAGCGCTGGAGCAATGGGATAAAGTCTATTATGGGCAAGCTGTAATCAATATGTTCAAAGAAGGCTTGACGCGGCATTATATGACGATCTCGACTCCAGGATGCCGCGCTTGGACAAGTTTCAGGACTGAAGAAAATCCGGTTTATGCTGAGGCTTTAATCAGAAAAGCTGGCCGGATCATCAACATGAAAACGCCGCCAGATTGTACCTGTCCAGTTCAATGGGGGCCATGCTTTCCAGGAGATCATTTACATGACTGAAGCGCCCGATATAATGCAAATTATGAATGCCGTTTATGAGGATGAAAAAGTTATCATTCCGAAAGGGCTTTTACAAGAATGCCATCTGGATGATATTTCAACTTTCCTTAGAAAGAATGGAATGATCAATCATGCATATATGATTGATGAAATTTCAAAAATATCCAGAGATCCTGAGAGTCAATTTAACACAACGGATTTTTATTAATGGTTATTTCATCCCCGATACCCGCTAAAGATCAAGCGCAATGGGCAAAGATTTTTTCCGAGTCCGGTTATTCGATTGAATGGCTTCACAAGGAAACCGGAATCAATGTTCCGAGTCTGAATAAATATATTTACAATTCGCGCAAGCCGCGCAAATTGAACCGGATAAAAATGGAGAAAGCCATGAGTAAAATGAGCAAAGGGGAAAAGAAACTTCAGCGCCATCCGTCATTTGGATATGCCACAGCTGAGCAGGTTGAATTGCTAAATTCCCTTGGCCTTGGCCCCCAGCGCGATTTCATACTTTCGCAAATCGAAAAACAAAATAAATCAGGCGGCAAAATCGTTTTTGATGTTCCTGAGAATTTGAAAAAGAAAACTAAAAAAGAGAATGGAGATTTAATATAATGGGCAAAAGATCTGATTTCAAACGAGTCAAAAATGACAAATATATAACGCCGATTGAAGGTGTAAACCCATTTGCCCATTACTTTGGATCTGGCAAGTATGTTGAGCCATGCGCGGCAAAAGGCCAGCTGATTGAAAAGCTCAAAATAATCAAAAGATTGAAATGCTCAGCGGCTTTTGATATTGGAACCGCATCCGGCATTGTAAAAAAGCGGGATGCATTGACTTTGAAAAAATCAGATCTGAAGGGCGCTAAAAAAATTATTACAAACCCGCCTTGGAAGCGCGAGATCCTGCATAAAATGATTGAACATTTTATGAATCTTGTTCCTGAAGTATGGCTTTTATTTGATGCTGATTGGCCCCATACAAAACAAAGCGCGGATCTGATTAAGCATTGCAAGCTGATAATTTCCGTTGGAAGGCTGAAATGGATTCCAAAGTCAAAATCTGTTGGCAAGGATAATTGCTGTTGGTACTTATTCAGCAAACGCCATACGGATGGGCCTAAATTTATTGGCAGAAAAAAATAAATCATGCCAGTAGTTCTTCCCCTATCAAGAGGATATTGCGCCATCATAGATGATGAAGATCTTGAAAAAGTTTCTCAACATAAATGGCATACGCATATTTCCAAAGGCAAAAACAAAAAACCAGGCCAGCCATACGCCAGGGCAACCATCAATGGCAAAAAGGTTTATCTGCATAGATTTGTAATGGATTCAACAGATCCATCAAAACAGGTTGATCATGGCAATCATCAGACTCTGGATTGCCGGAAATGTAATTTGGAAGAAACGGATCATCAGACAAATCAGAGTCGCCGTAGGAATTGCAACAAATGTTAAATGGCTCAGAAAAAATAAAAAAGATCTTGCCGCAATTAACTCAGGATAATGATGTTGCGATTGTCGCGGCCATCAATGCCATCAAGCGTATCCTTGCATCTGAAGGCAAATCATTCCATGATGTTGAGCTTGTCGCAAAGGGCGGATCTAGCGGCGGCAACGGTTATCAATATCAGAGCTATGGAAGATCCCAGCGCCAAGAAAAACCGCGCCAGGAAAGAACCTATGAACATTCTGGGGAAAAGGCTTTTACGTTTGAAAAGCAAAAAGAAATGGCGGAATTTATTGATCAAAATACGCCATCCATGACGGAATGGGAAACAACTTTCTGGCAAGATATTCAAGGCCGGATATACAGGATGAAATTATCCGCAAAACAAATGGCAATCATAGAAAGACTCTATGATCGCGCAATATTAGAGGCGTTAAGAACATGACATTGGAATTAAGACCATATCAGGCAAAGGCTGTAAGAGCTGTTTATAATTACTGGCAAAATTATGATACGCATGGAATCGTTGTATTGCCAACCGGAACGGGCAAGAGCTTTGTTATCGCTAAAATTTGCGAAGATATGGCCCCGCATGGAGCGCGCATCATTGTTGCGACTCACGTTAAAGAGCTGGTAAAGCAAAACTATCTGGAGCTGATAGATATAAGCCCGTTTGCCCCAGCTGGCGTTTACAGCGCCGGATTGAATCGCCGCGACTCTGATGCCCAGATTATTTTTGGCGGCATCCAGACGATCTATAACAAGGCATATGAGATTCAGAAATGCGACATTCTTATAATTGATGAATGCCAGACAATCAGCCCTGAAGATGAAACCAGATGGCAAAAATTCATTGCGGATCTTTTAGTTATAAATCCTGATATGCGGATTCTTGGCTTGTCCGCAACGCCATACAGAACATCATCAGGAATGTTGACTGAGCCTTATAAAGACAATCCCCCGCTCTTTGATGATATTATTTATGAGTATGGCATTCTGGAAGCTGTAAGGGATGGATACCTTTGCGAGATAGTGCCAAAATATATGGATACGGAATTTGATATATCATCTGTTGGAATCCGCGGCGGGGAATTTATAGCTGGCGAATTGGAAAAGGCCGTTAACATTGATGAAATAACTGCCAGAGCCATTGATGAAGTTATGGTTTACGGCGCAAATCGTAAAACATGGCTCTTGTTTTGTTCCGGCTCAGATCATGCCTATGCTGTAAGGGATGAATTGAGAAGGCGCGGAATCAAATGCGAAACTATCACGGATAAAACATCATCTGGGGATAGGGATAAATTTATTGAGCAATTGAAGAGCGGGGAATTACAGGCCCTAACTAATAATAATATTTTGACAACAGGAACAAACATTCCGCGAATTGATATGATTGTTGGATTGCGCTGGACTGGAAGCCCTGGATTATACGTTCAAATATTGGGCCGCGGAATGAGGCTTTTCCCAGGAAAAGAAAATTGCCTGTATCTGGATTTTGCAAAGAACGCTTATAGATTTGGGCCGCTGGATAAAATCAAGCCGCGTAAACCTGGCTCCGGCATGGGTGAAGCCCCAATGAAGAAATGCAAATTCAGATTGGATAACGGCCATGAATGCGGAACAATCGTTTACGCGGGAACAAAGATTTGCCCAGATTGTTTAAATCCATTTCCGTTTGAAGAGCCGGAAATTAAAATTACATCTGATGGCGATTCCGCGGCGCTGTTATCAGATCAAGTAAAACCGGAATGGCATGATGTTTTATGGATGCAAACCAGCCGCCATGAAAAGCCAGGAAAGATTCCTTCAATGTGCGTAACGTATGGATGCAAAACGGCCCATTACAAAGAATGGATCTGTTTTGAACATGAGGGCTTTGCATGGGAAAAAGCCGAGAAATGGCATGATAAAAGAATTGATGAAGTGCCAGCGCCGCATACGGTTGATGAAGCCCTGAAGATAACTTATCCAACGCCGCGCCGGATTGAAGTTATTCCTGATGGGAAATTTTTCCGTATCAAGGCTTATGACTTTTCAGAGCCTGAGCGCCCGATTGAAGAAGAAATTGATATGGATGAAATTGATTTTGATGAAGAGGATATTCCATTTTGAGCAAACCAATATGGGAAGATCCGGATTTTATTCTGGGATGCTGGGCTGGGGAAGATCCAGAGGGGCAAGAATTATCAATGAAGCATTTAATCAAGCGGCTGAAAGAAGAGGGATATAAAAAACAAGATGTAAGAATTATAAAATACGATGGCGGAATTATTGCAAAAAGGAAAATATCAAATGCCGAAAATTAAAATCTATGTTTACGATAATGGCAAGCCAGTTGAAACTGTTGAAAAAACAGATGCGACTGAAGCCAATACTTTTATCAATGAAAAAATTCAAGCCGGATATAAGGTAAATTCATCATGGGAAAAATGAGAGCTTCAAATATTATTATTGGATGCGAAGAATCATTTACGATAGCTGGGGCTTTCCGTAGGGGGGGGTACAAGGCTTTTTCATGCGATACGGAACCGACTCGCGGCAATCCGGATTATCATTTCCAGATGGATATTTTCATTGTCCTTAAAGGCGGATGGCTCAGGACTCAATCTGGAAAGCGGGTTTATATTGATAAATGGGATTTTGGAATCTTTCATCCGCCATGTACTTTCATAGCAAACTCCAGCGCAAAACACCTTTACAAAGGCATGAATAAAGAGAACGGCAAAAATATGAAACGCTGGAAAGAAATGAAGGCTGGAGCTTTATTCTTTAAACGCTTGCTGGAAGCGGATATTGAAATGATCGCTGTTGAAAATCCTGTAATGCTGGGCTATGCGCTGGCAATCATAGGACAAGATCCAGCGCAAACTTTTCAGCCTTGGCAACATGGCCATATGGAAGTAAAGCGGACTTGCTTATGGCTTAAAAATTTGCCGCCAATCAAAGAAACAAAAAATGTATATAATGCCATGATGAAATTGCCTTACGCTGAGCGCGCTAAAGTTCATCATTGCGCGCCAGGGCCAAACAGGGCAAAGATCCGATCAACAACGTATCCTGGCTTTGCCAGAGCTGTTGTAAAACAATGGGGCAAGCTCTTAACTAAAATTTAATGCGTTTCCTTTATAACCCTTGGCATGGATTGGAAAAGACTGATGAAGCTAACGATAATTGAAGCGCCATTTGAACAAGATGAAAAGCGCCGTAACTGGTATTTAAAGCTATGCATTGAAGATTGCCTGAGTCGGGATGAAGCGCCCTTTTCAGCCGATGGATTTTATAGCCGATTCATTGATCAAAAAGTTTTAACTCAGCGGGAAAAAACAATCAGCGCCGGATTGGAATGGGCGCGCTATGCTGATGTTGTCGCATTCTATACCGATCATGGAATCAGCGAGGCCATGAAAGACCGTATGAAAATCTATCAGGCCCAACATAAAAAGATTGAATGCCGGACTCTATTTCCTGCCAGCTGATTTTTTCTTTTTCAATTTCTTTGCATCTTCAGCCATCAGGGAAACTAGGTAATTCCCCAGATGCGGCTGTTGATTCTTTTTGACAATGCCCAGCTCAAGCGCCCTTGCCTCAGCCTTTGCCGTTGCGCCATCCGGCGCGTTAAATGATAGTTTTTCAGCCATTTATATAATCCTTTTCTGATTTAACCGAATCATAGCATAAAACGGCCTAAATAATAAATATTATTTTTATTGCATCGGTTTTCGAATCATGCTCTATTGGGGTTACTGAGTAACAACCAATGCGAGAAATAAAGGAAATAAACATGAAAAAGAACAAATACCGTATAAGAACAATTCTTATAACATCAGCCTTTTGGCTGTTGATTTTTGGCTTCATTAAAAACTGGGGCTATTGCTAATCTGGGGCGGGGCGCAAGCCCCAAACCTTCAACCAATGCGAGGATAAAAAAATGAATCATTTACAAGTTTGGGAAGCTGAAAAAGCATCTGAAAATAATACAGGCGATAGAGCTTGGCATTTATTTTGCTCTGAAGTTGAAAAATTGACTAAGCTCGACTCTCTTGATGGCGATCAAGAAAAAGACGGTTATTCTTTAGATGAAGCGTATGATTGGTTTTCGCGTAAATTCACGGCTGAAGATTATGCGAATCATCTTAATACGCCATTTGATAAAAGAAATTCTTATTTCTTGAATCAGGGGCGCGATTGCCCAAATTTTGATTAAGTTTCCTGACTCGCATTGGGAAGGGCGGCGCGGAAGGATGGATTACCAGACTATCCGCGCCGACTCCCAGCGAATTGAAAGAATGAAAAATGGATAGCCATATTGAAAGAATACTAAAGCCATCAAAAATTGAAATAACATCAATTCAGGCTGATGAAATACGCCATGCCTTTGATCAAAAAGATAGAGAGATATTTGAGCTGAAAAGATCAAATGAAGCTCTTGAATCTTTGCGCCCTCATTGGGCTAAGGGATACAGCTCAGACTCTGTTGCCGCGCAAACATCAGCGGCGGCATTATCCCAGATCTGGAGAATCTTGGAAGTTGACAACCAAACCGCGGCAATTCAAAAATTGAGAGAAATTTTAAAATATTAAAATGAAAGATAAACGCATGACGATGAACCGAAAAATCCAACATCCAACATTTATGGGCCGCGCCCCTTTTGTAATTGGTACTGATGAAAATCCGTATCTGTTGCGCTGGTTTTTGATTCCAAAAAACCGGATCTTCAATATCTATCTCCATAAGTTTTGCCGCTCAGATGATGATAGAGCGTTGCATGATCATCCTTGGCTCTTCAATGCCAGCTTTCTTTTGCGCGGGGATTATATAGAACATTCTTTTGTTGATCCGAAAAACTGGCAATCAAATCCAATGCAATGGCAGGACTTAAGAAAAGAAGGGGCCAGGAAATTCCGTTTTGGCCGCGCCCCGCATCGGATTCAATTATTGACTGATGAAACCGGAAAAGAAAAACCAGTTTGGACAATCTTCATTACAGGGCCAAAGCTATGGCGCTGGGGCTTCTATTGTCCAAAGGGCTGGAAGTTATGGGAAAAATTTGTTGATAAGCGCGAAGGCGGAAATCATGTTGGAGAGGGATGCGGGGAATGATACGGGTAACAATCGAATTGATAAGCGCCATTAATGGCCAGCGCTCGACTCTTGGAGTCATGGATATATGCAATGATGGCCAATCTGATGATCCAAACATTGGCCATTACTATGGCAAGCTATACAGAAAAGGCGCTGTAAAGCCTCAGGAATTAACCGCTGTAACAGATCAATATGTTCAACGCCGCGGGAAAGTAAAAAACTATCCAAGGAAATCATACGTTATCTGGCGGCTCATTATCAGGATGCTTAGAGATATGTTCCCAGAGGAAAAATAAAATGGCCGAATATACATATCAAAAATTGGATTGGGCAACAGCAACTTGCTCAGAATGTCCGGCTAGATGCGATTCTAAAAACGCTCTTGCCTGGGCGCATAACCACGCCAGAAAAACAGGCCATTCTGGAATTATAGTTTGCCTTCAATCTTTTGTTGGAAAGAAAAAATGAAAAAAGATTTTCAAAAACAGGCGGATTATAAACCCCGCCCCAACATCCGGCCAATCGTTATTACAACGCCAGATCAATTGCGCCTTGTAATGGAGCGGCTTCAATATCTAGCAAGGAATCCAAAATGACTGATGATAAAACAAGAATATATTTTTTAGTTGATCCTGCCAGCCCCGTTATGGATGCGGTTAAAGCTGTAAGGCTAAAAAGAAAAGTTTTTGATGGCCATATGTCTGAGCTTCAAAAAGAATTTAAAGCCAAAAATGTTTGGTATAGAGGGGAATGGATTCTGGGCCTTGAATTTGAAGGGGAAGTTCCAGCGCCATTTAAAAAGAAAGCTGGAGAAAAATATTGCATTCCAGATAGAACAAGCGCTGGGCGCGCAATGAAAAAGCGATTGGAATCCATAAGAGATTTTTCATGGTTCCAGTTTTCCAGCGATCTATCAAAAGATGATGATGATTGTTTTGATGCTGTTGTTGGGCATACTTGGATGTATGCCAGCTTTGGAAACTTTGGAGATAAAGTTATTTTATCGGTTCCAGCCGCGGCAAAGGTAATCAAAAATAACAAATTGCCAGCCGGATTAACTGAGCTAAAAATGTCCGAGTATTGGGCCATCAAGGAAAAAGAGAAAGAAACCCTGGGATGAATAACGCTGAAATTGAAAAAAAACTGAAAAAAGGAATCTCAGCTTCCAGCATCGGAATCAAACATCAGATGCTTTGCGAAGTTCTGGCCGCATTTGAAAACGCATCAGCGCGGCCTTGTATTCCATGCCAAGGCAAAGGCAAATATATTTGTGAAACCGGAATGGAAATATGCCGATCATGTAACGGAACGGGGAAGATCTAATGAAAACTTTTAAGCATAAAAAGCGCGGTACTTTTTACAAAGCAATTGCTGAAGGCAATCTTCAGATTGATAATCCTGTATATGATAACATGAAGCTCCAGATCTATCAGGGGGATGATGGAAAGTTTTGGGCTAGGCCAGTTTCAGAATTTAATGATGGCCGATTTGAAGAAATTCCAAATTGCATTCATAACCCTGGATATGATCGAATCCATTCATGGTTTTCTTTATCGTATGCGGCCTTTGCTGTATTGCCGCGAGTCCTGATGAATGCCATGCCTGATAGATGGCAACATAGAATGGCCGACTGTTTAGAAGAGCTTGATGCGGCATTCCCCAATGCTCCATCCATCAATTACTATTTAACGGCTAAAGGGAAACGGGGCCGCTTTGAAAAAATTCCTGAATGGCTTTGTAAATATCGTTATCCAGATCAATCCGAAATAGAGAAGGCAAAACGCCATGCCGATTAAACAGCGCTTAAAAAAGACACCGCCGCCGCCTTGGAATGCTGAAGAGGATAAAATTCTTTTAGAGCGATCCCAGCGCGGCGATACAATGGCCCAGATAGCGGCCAGGATCAATAAAGCCTTCAATACAGCGCGGACTCGCATGAGCGTTGCAGGGCGGCTGGATAGGCTGAGAAAAGGGCCAGCAAAACGATTGAACAAATCAGCGCCGAAAAAGAAACCGATACAAACAACCTTGCCGCCCAGATCCATCAGCTCAGCGCCATTGCCGCCGACTGAGCCAGCGCCGGAAAATCTGATATTGCTTACAGATTTCAAAGCGGATACATGCCGCTGGCCATATGGTGATAAAGCGCCCTATAAATTTTGCGGCCAGAAAATAAGCGGCTCAAGATCTTATTGCGCCGCCCATACGATTAAATCTGATGGGAAATCATCCAAGAAATAGAGGCCAGCGCTCCAGCCGCATGAAAAACGCCGCTGAGAATTTCCCCAATCTGGGTTGCGGCGCTTATTGGGGCTGGTAGGTTTTCATTCCTAAAATTAGGAATAATTGCCCATCCGATCGCATAGGCCCCAGAGCGCGCTAAACCGCCCAGCAATAGCAGAATGGCCGGAACGTACCAACCAAAGCAAATAAGCGCCAGCGCCCCCGCTGAGGCGTGAAATAGGCCCAAAACGGCATTGCCTATGAAGTCATACCAATAATCCGAAATCTTGCCCTTAAGCGGCTTCAGCGCCCAGACAATAATTGATGTTTTATCCGTAGGTTCCCGATCATACCCCATATCTAAAAATGGGGCCGTTCCCATGCGTTTCAGGAAACCGCCAGCGATCCAGACCAGCGCGGCCCATAACCCTATCCAGGGCCATAAAAGAAGATCTGGCAGGGCATATAAAAACCTATCCCAGATCCAGGGCGTTTTTGGCCAGCCGCCGCCGCTCATGCGGGATGTAAAGCCGCGCCAAGTTAAAGCCAAGGATGCCAGAATTAAAATTATCATTGCCGCGTTTTCCATGTTGACTCCATAAAATCAATTGCCGACTCAAGTTGGAGCCGGTATTTTTCAGCTTCAGCCGCAAAATCCAAAAGCCAATCTTCTTTTAGACCTTGCGCCCCATCGGTTGCAGTTGCCATGCGTTCCAGCATGGAATCTTTCGCTGGCCGCTCAATTATATTTGCTGGCCTAACGGGTAATTGGGATGCATCGCGGGTTGACTCGCAAGCGTTTAAGCTCAGCAATGCGACTATTAAGAGTGGTAATTTTTTCAGCATGATCTTCAGCCTTTTCTTCAGATAGAATTTTATCATCCTGGCATTTTTTCAAATCTTTTTGCGCCAGTTCTTTTGCCTGTTTTTCTTCAGCAACTTCTTTATGAAGATGATGAATATAGAATCCGCTCAGCGTTTGAGTAATCAACAACGCTATGCAAACATAGCTTAAAATTTTTATTCCCATAGCGCTCATGTTCTATTCCTTGTAACAGTATTTTTCGCCATACCCTTTATCCAGCATAAATTCAATTTTCTGGGCGGCTTCAGCTTTGGATATAGCGCCATCCTTGTTTGTATCCAGGCCGGAATTGGGCCTGTATTCCTGAGGCGTTATAATGATCTTTGTTGATTCAGGCGCGCCAATATAAGCTGGCTTTAAAATGCCCATGTAAATATCGGATATTTTGGCCGTTGGAGTTTTCAGTTTTGAAAATTGATCAAAATATTTAAAGACCCATTTCAATTGCTCTTCAGGAGTCATGCGCGCCAAAGCCGCGGTTGTTGTCCCCAGACTCTTGGCCGTAAAATCCATAAACTGAATGAGTCCGGTTCCTGAAGATCCGGCCATATTTTTGATTGCCGGATTAAATGTTTCCGCTGATTCAAATGCCATGCAAGCCATCAGATAGGATGGGGCGCGATCTCCCCAGCGCATAGCCTCGCATCCTTTATAGAGAATTTCTCTAAACTCAGCTGAAACTTTTTTTCCCCAGGCAAGCGGCGGTTTTCTCATTTTCTAATCCTTTTATATTGATAGGGGATCTTACAATCCTTATCCGGAATATCATGTTTCATGCAAAAACTCATAAGCTGTTGCTCAGTTATAATATGATCCTGCTTATCCAACAAAACGATTCCAAAAATCGCATTGAAGATTAATGATAGAGAGAGAAGGGATATAAGACGCGGACTCATTGCGGCCCCCCAACTGGCATTCCAAACGGAAATGCAAAGAAAAGAGAAATGGCCAGCATCAGATAGAAAACGCAAATATACAGCCAAACATATGTTGAAATTCTTTTGGAAACCCCCTCTTCACTTTTACGCAAGAGAAACCAGATAAGAACGGTTCCGGCGATTGATAAAAAAGTGAAAATGACATTGCGGCCAAGGCTTCTTTGATCTTCAGTTATGATCTGGAAAAAATCTGCAAAGTAAAGAGTCCGGCCAGATATGGCTTGGAATACATACGCCAAAACGCCAAACGCAAAAAGCGTTAAGGCGCTGGCCTTGTTTGCCAAAACCATATTTAACAGCAATACGGCAACAGTTAAGGCTGAGGCAAAAACATAAAATGAAGATGCAAACTCATAACTATTTAGAAAATTTACATCATCCATTTTTATGGCCTTGTATTAGTTTTTCAAACTTTAGCAAATTCTGTTGGGAATTTCTACCCGTATTGGTTGAGAGGCGCTTTAACGCCGCAAAGATTCCCAGCGCGGAGTCGTGAACATCATCAGCGGCTTGCGGGATATTTGTCAATCTGGCCTCATGCTTTTCATCTGTAATCATATCGCCCTGGCTTCCAGCTTTGAATTTATCAAATTCTCTATCTTCTCGCCCCGCGCCTCAACATCTTCCAGCCGCTCCCCGACTCCATTTAAACTTTGCCCTAACGCTTGTAATGTCAAGGATGTTGTTCCTTGCGTATTGTAATAATTATGAACAAGTTCTTTTACTTCATCATCCCTTTTATCAAGCCGCGCATTATTCTCAGCTTCTTTTTTATCCAAACGCTCTTGCCATGATGCATCCCGCGCATCCATGCGCGCCTGATTTGCATCCAGCATTTTCCCAACTTTGTTAATGACATAGACGGTTGCGGCCAAAAAGCATAAAAAGAAAAATAATATAACAGCGGCAACAAACCATTGATTATTCAATAGCGCTTCAATAACGGATTGGCCAGCTTGCGTTGGATCAATTTTCATTGCCGGATTTTCCCTTGATCATTTTGGCCAGCTCAACATTATCATCCAACAAGCGCTGTTTATAAAAGATATGATCTTGGATCTTTGTAAAGATCCAATCAATAAAACGAAAGTAAAAGGGCGATACCAGAAAGCATAAAATTATAAGCGCCTTGATCGTCATTTTTAAGATGCCTTCATTAATTCCCGATAAATGAAAACGCCTGAAGAAACGGATGCGGCCCAGGCTTGTAATTCCTGTATAGCAGTTTTTACCTGATTGCCAAAGTCTAAAGCAACAACAGTTAGGCCCAGCGCCGAAACCCCGACAGCCGCTGTTAATGGGGCTGAGGGGCTGGCAATCTTATTGGCCCTATTCCCGCGCCATGCCTTGAGCGCCGATATATCCGCATCCTGATCTGTATTCTTTTGTTCCGCGGCGCTCATGCGCTGGGATAAGCTCCCCGCGGTTAATTGCAAAGATGTAATACTGGCTTCATTCGCCAGCGCCCGATCCGTCAAAGAATTGATTGAGGAATTTACTCCTAAAACGGCCGCATTGTTTTGTTCAAGTGTTGCAACGCGGGAAGCCAGCGTTCCCATTTTGGCTTCATCCGTATCAGCCCTTGACTCCAAAGTCGTTAAGCGCCCCGCCATTGTTGTATTGCGGGTATTCAGAACGCTCATATCCATCTGGGTTAGGATTCTGATATTACTTGGCATCTGGCTTTGTACCCCCTTCAGAAACGGCATAAGAAGCCGGATCTGGCTTTGGATAATCTTTCTTGATGCTGGCAACTTCAGCGTTGGCCTCAGCGATCAATGAATCCTTTTCAGGCCCATCAGCAAGCCTATTTGCCTCAGCAACAAGCGGATCAACATGAGCTTCATAAAAGCCGCGGCGAATTGTCCGGACGCGCTCAAGATCGCGGCTATACGCGCCAGCATTCCATTCTTTTTCCCGCGCCAGCGTTTCAGCAATTTCATCTTCATCCATTGGCTGATCGCCGTATTTTTTGTACTCTTTATCAGCTTTGCCAAATTCTACTTTGGCGCGCTTCAGGGCATCAGCCCTTTCATCAAGCGCCGATTGATATTTTTCTTCAGCTTGTCGCGCCGCGGCTTGGCCAGCGCGCTCCAGATCATCCTGAAGGACTCGCTCAGCGTTATCTATGGCCTTATCATAGATCATCTGGGCGGCTTCCAATCCAGCTTTCATTTCATCTTTTGCATCATCATCAGCTGTATCAAAAGCCAGCTGAGCCGCATCAAGCGCGGCCTTGCTTTCTGTGTAAGTAATATTGCGCTTTTCAGTTGCAAGCTGAATTTGCTCAACAGGAACATCAGCTGGATAATCTTCTTTTCTGATTTCAAGATTTTCAAGATCTGAAATAACCTGTTGTAAAAGTGTATGACGGTTTAAAAGATCAACCGGAATTGCAATATGTTTTATAAATTGGCGCTCAGTCATTTTTATTGTCCTTTGATTCCGAGAATATACGCTTCCCCTGTAATTGTATTTGCAGATGGATAAAGTTTAAGGGCATTAAACGCATTCATATCTGAAACATGATTTGCGCCGCCATCATAATAAAATGCATCAGTTATAGTATGATGCCATGAATAAACAGAAAGCGCCGCATATCTGTTGGTATTAGACCAGTTATAAAGGCGCGCAAATCCAGCGCAACATTGATTTGCGCCGCCGCCGCCTGGATAATATGCAAGATTGCAATAAGCGTTTCCGGCTGAAAACCCGCCAGCATTCCCGATTGAAGTTGATCCAGCTGAGCGGCCATAATTCCTTGAAAGCAAAGAGCTGGTATAAGCCGCGCCAGCATTTTTAGACCATTCACAGCGAATATCGGCTGGAGATCCTGGGAATGTAAAATTGAAATTCAATTCATAATTATCATATCCGGTAATACCGGATAGCGAGAGAATGGATGCGCCCGTTACAGCCGCATATGCAATTGGAACGCCATTCCCGCCAATCTTATTCAGTCTTACTTTTTTAGGGCCGCTGGCGGATGCGTCATAAGTTAAAACAAAATCATTGGCAGTATCTGGGGCCGTATCCTCAGTTAAAAGATTCAAAACCTTCAACAGATCTGTAATGAGCATTTTATTATTTGCGCCGGATGATTCCGAAACATCATTGATCAAAACATAATCGCCAAGAGCAATAGAGGCTTCAGCGGCCATGCCAGCAAAATCAACTGAGCCTGATGCGCTGTTAAGAGAAACAAGTTTTGCATCAATCTGATTGATGGCGCTTTGGACATTGGAGCCAGTTGTATATGTCCGGCCCGTTGGATCGTATGTAATGCCGGATGCGGCTGTTACCAATCCTGAAGGCGTGAAAATATTTGTTGTTGTATTTACCGTTCCAATCGGAACATCAGCTGAGCCTGTAAAGAAATTTACGACTCGCGGATTAGTTGTATTGTTTACCCAGATCATTCCCGCCTGAGCGTATGAAGGACGGGATGGGCCGGAATGGGATGAATGAAGCGCATCCCGCCAAGGCTCAATTTTGCCATTGATAAGGGCCGTTCCAGATATGGGAGATTCTATATTTCCTAAATCAAATTGGCTCATGTTCTTTCTCTTCCGTATCCTGCAATAATAATATCAGCCGTTCTGGAAACATAGGTTAGGCTGATCCGATTATAAACTTTTACTGTAAAAGTGCTAGGGCTTTTTTCTGTATATTCCAGTTCATCCGCCGCATCCCCATCTTGAATTGTTGTTGAAATAGCTGGGATTTCTTTAAACGCCGGAACAAAAGTTAATGCCAATCCCTCAACAGGTATTGTTACATCTTCGATTTTTTCAATTCTATCCGGCATATCAATGGAAACCGCAAGGCCGGAAACCTTAGGGGATATTCCGTATTGAAGGCTCGTAAGTTTTATCCTGAATTGAATGGCCCAGAAAGAGATATTCCCAGCGCGAAACTCTGCCCAATCGCTCCAATTATTTAGGGCCGGATCATCCGTTGTTACCCTATATTGAAGTTGTACTTCCCATGCATCAGATCCAATACCGAAAACATCTGACAAAGAAAAAATATCATCCTCAGATAAAAGATCATTTCCGCCAGCGCCGAAAACATCCGCCATTGCAAAAATATCAGCAACGGAAAAAATATTATTTATAAAAACGCCATTAGCAATAACAGATGCGCCAACAAAAGATGTAAAGAGCGCGCCCAGATCCAAAGAGTTTGCAAAATAGTAATACCCTTCAGCCGTATCAACATCATTCAAAACGACTCCGCCATCAACATAAGTTGTATTGGTTTTTGCTCCAGTAAAATCTGGGGCTTCATCCAAAACGGCAATGGCGTTTAAAAGATTCCCAGGATCATAAGTTATAACCGCCGTTGCATTTGCGGATTCATTCCCAGACAAATCAACAAATTTAATCAGATAAGTACCTGGCAGAAACGGAGTCGAGAATCTGTTTTCAGTTACCAGATCTTTCAACAGCTGGGCTGTATCCCATGTTGCGCCAATAAATTGAGAGCTATAACGGACTCTTGCGCCCCTTATATCAATTGCCTGAGAAGGATTCCATTCAAAGATGGCTGTATTGTCGCTTATATCAACAACAAAGCCTGTAACATCATCCGGCAATCCTGATGCGCCAATGAATTTATATCCATTGATTTCCAGTGGAAGAGATTGCATAGAGCCGCCAGCGCGATAATAACGGATATGAATATCATAAAGCGTATCATCATCAAGACCAGTTAATATGATACGCTCAGGAGTCGACTCTAAAACATTTGCATTATTCAGTTTATCAGTTCCTGAAACCCTGACTTTTACAGATGTTAAAATATTTTCTTCATTATTATTTTTTAAAGTGATAATGGCGCGGGGCGTGAAAGATCCATCAGAGTTTCTGAGCATAACCGACTCATCAGATTGAATCGTTATCAGCTCAGGCGGTACTGGCCTTTTGAAAACAAGCGGCTCAGTAATGCGGCTATTCCAAACTGGAATAGGGGAATTTTCAGCCGTGAAAATTTCAGGCGCATAATCAATGGCTGTAAGTTTGGCGCTCAGATCATCTTGCGGCTCAATACGGGTTAGAATAACATCGACTTCCCCGCCAGCCTCAACAATATATCCAAGATCGCCGATAAGCGGCAAAATACTGTTATCATCAATACTTAGCGGCCTATCAAATGGCGTTGTAAAAACAAAAGTTTTCGTTTCGCCAACAGATGTATTCAGCTGTTTATACATTTGGCTCCCATCAGATAATCTAAGCCTCATATAAAATGTTGATGCGCTGGGGATTGCAACCGTATCATCAAAAGTAATGCTGGTAATCTTGCCAGAGCCATCAACAGCGAAAGATTTAATCCGGCCATCACCAACTGCAATGAGCGGAATATCATGGGCCAGCTTTACACGATCGCCACGAATGGCAACAAGGTTTTCAAAATCCATTACAACTGAATGAGACTCAGGGCGCAAAACAATTGCGGCGAAATGGCGCTTGCCTGTTTTGAAAGCAAAATCAGAATTGGTACAATGCATCAGTTCCAAAACTTCAAAATCTGTTGCGGGAATCAGGCCATTAGATCCATCCTCATTATATCCATCCCTGTAAACAATTCTTTCGTCTTGTTGAAATCCTTTTTCTTCATTTCTGAATTGGACTCTCAAGGCATGGGGAAGATCCGCATAAATCAATTCAGCGGAATAATCGCGGCTGTTGCGCGGGGTTATGATTTGAACAATGTCATTTTTTATTCTATCAATCGCAACCGATCTTTTCCCATCAACAATAGCGGGGCTTGCGCTTCCCGCGCTGGCTATATCCTGCAAAACATCCTCAAGGGAAGTTTCATAATCTATAACCCTGTTATAAGAATATCCCTGTTGTTCGCAATGGATATGCCAATCCTCAAGGCCAGCAATATCAATTTTTGAATCAGCCAGTGGCTTTGCATTGGCCTCCCCCTGCAAAGCGTAACGATATATGGAAGCCGGATTTGAAGTAACTCTTTCTTCCCATAGGCCAGTATCGCTGTTGTAATCCGGAATTACCAAAGAGAAAATTCCATTCAACTGATCAAGAGCGCCGTTCAATTGATCTGTTGCTTTTATGCGGATGGCAGTACCGTTTAAATTTGCCAGCTTAACAGGCGCGCCGTATTTTACGCTCCTGATCGCTGTAAAATAAACATCATTCAAAAATTGATCTGAATCGTTATCTAACGATAAGCGGCGGATTCTGAAATCATATTTCCCGTTTGTTGGGAAAACGACTCTGACAGAACGGCGCAAGGCTTCAGTTTGACTTGCAGTAATGTTTAACTGATTAACCGTTATAGATCCGCCGCTTATATGAAGCGAATTAGCGCCCGTAACAGATGGCGCAAAATCAG